ACCCTAAAAAAGATAAGATTGCTTTGTATGGTTTGGATTATCCTGTTGGAACTTGGGTTGGTGCTGTAAAAGTAAACAACGAACAGGTTTGGGATGAATATGTTAAAACAGGAAAAGTAAAAGGATTTAGTATTGAAGGATACTTTGCTGACAAAGCAGAAAGACCAAAAGATCAAACAATAAACGACCTAGCACAAATAGAAGAAGAAGAAGCACAAGAACTTTTATCACAAGTAAAAGGTATTATAAGAAACGATAAACGATATAAAAAAGGTAACAAACTTATATTTGAAAGTTTTACTGACTATCCAGATGCAGTAAAGAACAATGCAAAGAGAGGTATTGATCTAAATAAAAAAGTAAACAATCGTTGTGCAACAGATGTTGGTAAAATAAGAGCACAACAACTTGCGCAAGGAAAACCGATCTCCGAGCAAACAGTTTCTAGGATGTACTCGTTTTTGTCTAGAGCACAAGAATATTACAAACCAGAAGATAAAGAGGCTTGTGGCACGATTTCATATTTACTTTGGGGAGGTCTTGCAGGTAAAAGATATGCAGAAAGAAAACTCAAAGAACTTGGCAAACTAGAACTATTTAGTGAAAAGGTTAATGATGACTTTGCTATTATTATGGATAGACTTGCTTATGCTTCCAAAGAGATGGCAGAAAAAATTGCTAAAGACATTGGTTGTGATTCAATACACGAACACGATTATGAAAATCAAACCTGGTATATGCCTTGTGAACAACACGCACTTAGCGAAGAAGAATTTAAGAAATATAAATGTCCGAAAGGTTACAGGAAAGACTATCAAAAACATAAGTGTGTAAAAATGGCAGAGATAGGAGAAAGAGGTGGAATTAGAAAAAGCCCTAAAGCTCCAAAGTCAGGCACGCCAAATCCAAATCCAAAAGGCAAAGGAACTGCAAAAGGTGATGCAAGTACAAGCAGGGGTGCAAAGGTAAGTAAGAAAGACGAAGCAAGTTTACAAAAAAAATCAGATGACTTTAATGAAAGGTACAAAAAGAAACTAGGATATGGCGTAACTATAGGACAGCTCAAGTCTGTATTTCAAAGAGGTTTAGGTGCATTCAACGTATCTCATAGTCCAAGAATACAATCACCTTCAGCTTGGGCACAGGCACGAGTAAATGCCTATTTATATTTAGTTAGAAACGGAAGACCACAGAATCCTAAATACACAGGTGACTTTGATCTTCTACCAAAAGGACACCCAAAAAGTAATAAATGATAAACAAAAACTACATACCCAGTTATTCAAGTCCTAAAGGTGGGCGTAGGGCGTGTTTATGCAAAGATCAACTAACTTATAAAATAGAATGTTGTACAGGCGAATTACACGCACAGGGCATAGGAAATATTACAAGAATAACCTAAAAATGCAAAATTAATTTTAAAATCCGATATATTATTATGAAAGCTACAGAAATGTTAAATCAAGTAAAAAATCTATTAGGAGTAGAACTAACTGACGTACAGTTGGCAGAACTCAAACTACAAAACGGAACAGTATTAGAAGCTGAAAGTTTTGAATCAGGAAAAGAAGTCTTTATTAAAACTGAGGACGAAAACGTTGCACTTCCAGTTGGTTCATACGAACTAGAGGACAATCAAATTTTAGTTGTTGAAGAAGAAGGTGTTATTAAAGAAATTAAAAACGCTGAACACGAAGAAGATGAAAAAGAAGATGAAGAAGAAAAAGTTGATGCAAGATATGTAACTAGAGAAGAATTTAGAAAAGAAATGGATGATCTCAAAGAACATATTGATAAAATGATGGATCACAAAGACAAAGAAAAAGAAAAAATGTCAAGTGAAGAAGTGTCTTTGGCAGTTACAGAAGTTTTAGAGGAGGACGCAAAACTAAAAGAGGAATTATCTAAACCAGCTACAGAGCCTATTAAACATAGTCCTGAAGAAGGTGTAAAATCACACAACTTTAAGTTTGCAACAAAAAGAAACAAATCTACTCTAGACAGAGTAATGGAAAGTTTAAGTAATAAATAAATAAATAAATATAAATAATTATGGCAGTATTAACACACGTTAGTGACGATGTAATGAGAATTTTTGATGATTACGAATTAGTCTCAGCATCAGGGTCACTTAGTCTATCCGATTCAGGTAAAGTTTTCAAAATTTCTGGAACTGGATACACATTAACACTTCCTGCACCTACAGCAGGATGGAAAGCAAAGTTTATTGTATCAGCAGCATTTTCAACAGATTTCGTTGTACAAACACCATCAGATAACAGAGACGTTATGAGTGGAGGAGTAATTGTTAACGGAGCAATCGTAGAAGCAGATGCAGTAGATAGAGTAACATTTGAAGATGACGCTGAAAGTATTGGCGATCACATTGAAATTCACTCTGATGGTACAAACTACTATCTAAGTGGAAATGGAAATGCAGCATCTTCTATAACAGTTGGAGAATTATAATAATTAAATAAATAAAAAAAAGATATGGCTACTACTACATCAATTACTACTACTTATGCTGGTGAGTTCGCAGGGGATTACATCGCTGCAGCACTTCTATCTGGAGTTACACTATCACAAGGAGGAGTATCAATAAAACCAAATATTAAATTCAAGGAAGTTATTAAAAAACTTGCTATGGATTCAATTTTAAAAGACGCTTCCTGCGACTTTGACCCATCAAGTAACGTAACTTTAACAGAAAGGATTCTACAACCAGAAGAATTTCAAGTTAACTTACAACTTTGTAAAAAAGATTTTAGACAAGACTGGGAAGCTAATTCAATGGGCTTCAGTCAATACGACAATCTACCTTCTAAATTTAGTGACTTTTTAATTGCACAAGTTGCAGCTAAGGTTGCCGAAAAAGTAGAACAAAACATCTGGCAAGGTGCAACTGCTAATGCAGGTGAGTTTGATGGATTCCAAGCATTACTTGCAGCAGACGGAGACGTTGTTGACGTTTCAGGTACTACACTAAGTGCTTCTAATATCGTTGCAGAAATTTCAAAAGTTGTTGATGCAATACCAGGAGGAGTTTACGGAAAAGAAGATGTTAAGATTTATATTCCTACAAGTGCTGCTAAGTTTTATGTACAAGCACAAGCTGCTTTAGGTTATAGAGAACTTTACAACGTTGGAAAAACTGAAATGAATTTCCAAGGCATACCATTATTTACTGCACCTGGATTAGGAGCTAACAAAATGGTAGCAGCAGAATCATCTAACTTATTCTTTGGAACAGGTCTTTTAAATGACTGGCAAGAAGTAAAGCTAATTGATATGGCTGATATTGACGGAAGTCAGAACGTAAGAGTTGTTTTAAGAGGATCGGCAGGTGTTCAGCACGGAATTGGTGCAGACATCGTACTGTATTCTTAATAATTGTTTAACATAAAAAGGGTAGGTGGGTTTTGCCTACTTACCTTTTTTTATAAAAAATATATATATGGCGTGTTTACTTACAAAAGGACGGGAATTACCTTGTAAATCAGGGGTTGGTGGTATAAAGAGTATTACTTTTGCTGACTATGGTACATTAGGTGCTTTAACTATTGCAAATGAAATGGTTACTGATTTCGGAGGTTCACCAACTTTTATGAAATTCGATGTAAAAGGCAACTCCACAATGGATACAGTTGTTACATCGTCAAGAGAAAACGGAACTACTTTTTACGAGACTACAGTTGTAATGAACTTAATCTTCCAAGAAGAAAAAACACAAGCAGAAATCAAATTACTAGCAGTTTCAAGACCTCATATAATTGTTGAGGACTATAACGGAAACTTTAGACTTGTTGGAAAAGATCACGGAGCAGAACTGACAACAGGTAATTTCTCAAATGGAGCTGCAATGGGTGATTTGTACGGATACTCATTAACATTTGTTTCGCAAGAAACAGAAGCACCTGACTTTATAACTACTGCTGCTTACAATGCAGAAAGTCAAGGAACGCAAATAGACGTAAATTAAGAATAGTTTGTTCTTGTTATTGGAAAAGGGGGAGTTTAATACTCCCTTTTTTTTTGCTTTATTACAAAATCACTATATTATTTCGATATATTAGTATGAAAGTATTAACAACAAGTTCTTCAGCACAGACTTTTGATGTGATACCTAGAACTTATGTGGCTAGTTATACTATGAAACTTAGAGATACAAGCAAGAATGATGAAGTGTTTAGTGCTACTGTAAGTGCTTCTGATAGTGGTAACTTTAAAAGGGTTTCTGCTACGATTAGTCCAGTACTTAAAGAGGGTAGGTTTTATGATCTAACTTTACTAAATGGAAGTGCGACAGTATATAGAGACAAAATATTCTGTACAACACAAACAATAAACCAATCTAATAATAATTATTACGATATTAATTCTGGTGAATATACCTTTGATGAAACAGCAGGGTCTCACGATAACGATTATATAATAGTATGAACGATTTACGAGTAATAAATTTAAGCAGTTACACAACACCTAAAGTAACAGAACAAAAAAATAGAAACTGGATAGGATACGGAGAAGACAACAACTATTTTAAATACTTAATAGACAGATACAATGGTAGCCCTACCAATAACGCTATTATAAACGCTGTTTCTGCTATGATCTACGGAAAAGGGTTAGATGCTACCGATTCAAATAAAAAGCCTGAACAGTACGCTAAAATGGTTTCTTTGTTTAATAAAGATTGTACAAGAAAACTTTGTTACGATTTAAAACTAATGGGTCAATGTTCTATGCAAGTTATTTATTCAAAGGATAGAAAAACAATAGCACAAATAGAACACTTTCCAATAGAAACATTAAGAGCAGAAAAACCAAACGATGACGGAGACATAGAGGCATACTATTACTTTTCAGATTGGTCTAAGTACAAACAAAATTCTAAACTAAAAAGAATACCAGCTTTTGGAATGAGTAACGAAGCTATTGAAATATTTTATGTGAAACCATATAGAGCAGGGTACTTTTTTTATAGTCCTGTTGATTATCAAGGTGGGTTGCAATATGCAGAACTAGAAGAAGAAGTTGGTAACTTTCATTTGAACAACATAATGAATGGTATGTCGCCTAGTATGTTAATTAATTTTAACAATGGTACACCTACAGAAGAAGAAAGAGAAAGAATAGAACATCGAATAATGCAAAAGTTTTCTGGTAGTAGCAATGCTGGGAAGTTTATTTTAGCTTTTAACGATAATGCAGATACACAGGCTAGTATCGACCCTGTACAATTATCCGATGCACACCAACAATACCAGTTTCTAAGTGAAGAAAGTACTCGTAAAATAATGGTATCACACAGAATTGTTTCACCTATGCTTATAGGAATTAAAGATCAATCAGGACTAGGAAACAATGCAGACGAATTAAAAACTGCATCTATATTACTTGACAATACAGTTATTAGACCATTTCAACATTTACTTATAGATGCTTTCGATCAGATATTAGCCTATAATAAAATATCACTAAACCTGTACTTTAAAACTTTACAACCATTAGAATTTACAGACCTAGAAAATGTAGAAGATGAAGAAACAAAAGAAGAAGAAACAGGTGTTAAATTAAGTAAAGAAGATTGTTGTATTAATTTAGGAAGTGATCTTGATAAATATATTGATAATGATATTGCAAACACACTTATAGACTTAGGTCAAGATGAAGGAGAATTATTAAAAGATTATGATTTAATAGACGAATTTGAAGTTGATTATGAAACAGAAAACGAACTAGATGAAAAAATTAGAGAACTAAACGAAAAGACAGAACTTGCAAATACAGGAAGCGCGAAACCATATAGAGAAAGTGAGCAAGACGGAAAGTCAAAAAAGAAAGGATTAGAAGATACTATATTTTTAGTAAGATACACATACACACCTTATAGTGCAGCTTATAAAACTCGTGCAGGTAGATCAAGGGAATTTTGTATAAAAATGATAAATGCTAAAAAAGTATATCGTAAAGAAGATATTAAGGCTATGGACAAGAAAGTTGTTAATGCAGGTTTCGGAAAAGGAGGGTCAAATACTTATTCTATATGGCTTTACAAAGGTGGTGCAAGATGTCATCATAGATGGACAAGAAAAATATTTGCAAGAAAAGAGGGTAGTAAATCTATTGGCGATACAATAAGTACAACTGCATCTATCAAGAAAGGTTTTAGACCAGAAAAAAATGCAAACAAAGTTTCTATTGCACCTCGTAATATGCCAAACAAAGGTTATACGGCAGCATATTGGAATAAAATGGGATTTAAAAATTAAGAGATGGCAACAGCATTATTCATAAAACCGATTGACTTAAAAAGAAACTCTATAATAGACGGAAACGTAGACGTTGACCATTTCCTTGGCTTTCTCAAAATAGCGCAGGAAATACACATTAGAAACTATCTAGGAACGGATTTATACAATAAAATAAGTACAGACATACTTGGAACTGGAGGCGCATCACTTACAGGCAATTATTTAAACCTAGTAAATGACTACATACAACCTATGCTGATACACTTTGCAATGGTTGACTATTTGCCTTTTGCAAGTTACAGACTAAAGAATGGTGGACTTAGCAAACCAACAAGTGAGAATAGCGAATCGGTTACAAAAGAAGAAGTGGACTATTTAGTACAAAAACATAGAAATATAGCAGAATATTATACAACAAGATTTATCGACTATATGAGCTTTAATCAGAGTTTATTTCCTGAATACACCTCAAACACAAATGACGATATACACCCAGACAAAGATGCTTTATTCAATGGTTGGGTATTATGAAGTATAAAGTAAAGAAAAAAAATATTGACAAATTAATAACATATTTAAAGAGTAATGGCAACATTAACGAACACACAAATATCGGTAACGTATGTAGGGTTATTAAAGACAAGTGCTAGTACAGTACTAAGTTCTACTGCTCAACAAATAACAGACGGATCTGGAAACAATAGTATCCTGTATTTATCTACAGCAGGTGTTGGTGTAGGTGGTGCTGCAAGTTCTGGAATCGAATTTGAAGTTACAGGTAATGCTAAAATAACAGGAGACCTTATAGTTGACAATCTTACCTTAGATGGGTCTACTATTGCATCGTCAAGTACAAACGACATAACAATAGATTCAGGAGGTGATATAATTTTAGATTCAGAAGGTGCAGATGTTCTTTTAAAAGATGGTGGTACTCATTATGGCTCAATAACAAACAGTAGTACTGATCTTGTAATAAGTTCCATTGTAGCCGACAAAGATATTTTATTCAAAGGCTTAGATGACAGTAGTAATATTACTGCTCTTACTTTAGATATGTCTGATGCAGGTAAAGCGTTATTTAATTCAGGTGCTAGTTTTGGAGGTGTTGTAACTGCAAATAGTGGAATTGTAATAGACAACATAACAATAGACGGAACTGAGATTGATTTAAGTTCAGGTGATTTGACTTTGGATGTTGCAGGTGATATTATACTTGATGCAGGTGGTGGTGATATAAATTTAAAAGACGATGGCACTGACTTTGGTTCATTAACAAACACTTCTGGTAATCTTATAATTAAATCAGGTACAACAACAATGTTAACTGGTAGTGGTGCTAATGTAAGCTTTGCAGGAACTGGAACCTTTGCTAGTACTGTAACAACTGGAAATCAAATCAAAGCCCATAGCTCGTCCAATGCTTTTATAGAATTCAAACACGACACAGGTTCACTTAATTATGTTGGATCAGCAGAAAGTATTGATGAAAATTTTGGTGATGAAAACGATATGTTAATCCAATCACTAGCAGGTAAAATTGGATTTGTTGTTGCCAATACTGTATCGCCTAGAGCATTAGTAATTGGAGAAGATAACAATTCTACGTTTGGTGGTACTATAGGTGCAACAGGTGGTACATTTACAGGTGATCTAACTACTGATAACATATTATTAACTACTGCAACTTTACCTGCACAAAACACTCCAAGTATAAATCTTAGAGACACTAACAATGAAATATATTTTCAATCTGGTAGTGCTGGCGTTTTTAATTTTATGAAAGCTGATTACAGTACAATGCTGGTTTTAAATGGAACAACAAGTGCTGCATTTACTGGAAATGTAAAAATTGGAAGTTCAACAACAGGAACTCCATCTACAAATGCAGATGATTTAGTAATTGACAAAGGTGCAAGTGAATCAGGAATTTCTTTAATATCAACTGCTGCTGCATCTTTAAGGTTTGGTGATGCTGCTAATACCTCAATAGGTTCTTTAGAATATAATCATAGCTCAAATTATATGAGAATGATAGTCAACGATTCAGAGAGGGTTAGGATTGACAGTTCTGGTAAAGTAGGTATTGGTAGTGGCTCAACATCATTAGTTTATCCTTTGGAAGTTCACGGGGTTAATGGTGATGCTATTGTTTTTAAAGATACAGCCAACAGCGTATCAACTTGGCTAGGGGCTGTAGGTGGTGCATCAGTTGTTGGAGCATTAACAGATGATGATTTAGCGTTCTATGCAGGTGCAGGTGAGAAAATGAGAATAAACAGTTCAGGACAGCTTGGTATTGGTGTCACACCAGTAGCACCATTACAAGTT